GTGTTGGTTCAAGATTGATGCTGTTGACATCTATCGAGACCCAGCCTGACTAGCTGAAGATTGGGGCTGGCCTGATGCGTTATTATCAAGGGATAACGCAGGGGCTGGTCAGCGAAGAAGGGACGTTGGTCCAGTTGGGGCACTGAGAGATTCCTCTCAAACTGAACGCTGTTCTCCTCCCACACAAAATTGCTGAAGAACTTTGGGATCTCGCATAAGGTCGTTTGATTGCGAAACCATTCTTCAAGCATTAATTGACACGAAACACTGACGCCAAAACGCCGTTCAACAAGTGAACGTGTGGCTGGACCACATTCGGTTGTATCGACCGAGCGCACGCCGAGGAGGAACTTTTGCCTATCCCACCAAGTGGTGTTTCGAGATTCTAAAATCTTTCGAGTATCAAACCCTCGAGTACATCTCAGAATCCACTCCGCGCACGCCGCCAGAACTGGCGCGCGGGGAGCTTGCGCAGCTAAAGACATAGCTTTGCACCGCAGCAGAGTAGCTAACGTGGATGACTTACTGCGAGCATACCTGCCCGAGCCCCAGCCAAGGCGCACCAAGAAATCCTTAGGATCCCAAACTGCTACCTGTTCGCTAGGGTCAAAAATCATCCCGCAGAAGCTCGCGTCGGCTATTGACGCCCACCGTTCCAGCTTGACGCTGAACCCGAGGGACTCATAGAACTCATTCGTGGGAAACTTGCCTGAACTATAATAGAACAGACCGTCATCTCCCTCGAAGATGCCTGTCAACTTACCGAGACTCAAACTGTGGCCGGCGAATTCATGAATGGCCCAATTGCCCACACCATTGCTCAGCGACGTGTTCATCGTTCCCGATTTACGCGTACTGGTGATGTGGGCTGTGACCCTCTTGAAGATGAGCTTCACCTTTCCCAGTTCCATCTCCCTCAACTCCTCGAGCAACCGCTTGCCTCCGGGAATGAGTTGGAACATGTGTTCGAAAAAGGGGAACTCAAATGCCTCCATCTGCGCTCTTTGCCAACTGACCTCGAAGGACGAGAAATCAGAGGCGGCGACTTCGACACCAGGCTCGAACATACCCATTATGTAGTCAGGCCTTTCAGCCACTGGAACTTTCTTGATGAAGCTCGAGTGCTTGAAAGCAACATGCTCACAAGCTGCGATGACAGGACCAAAATGGACTTTGGCCTCATCAGTCGGGGCTTGAATGGTGCGTGCATGCTTGTACTCTGGGTAGTTTTCACTCTTGACAAAACTCTTGAACTCGTAGAGTTTCTTCGGGAGTGACCCTGGCGCGAAGCGCTCACAGGCGCGCAATTCTTCCTGCTTCCAAGCCGGATAATTGCTGCCC